AAGTTATGTAAAAGCTAATCCTTCTTTGTTTGAAAGTTCTTCACCTCCTTCTTCAAAACCTTAGTAAATATCTTCTTAAATATTTTCTTGATCTGACCTACTACAGCTTGCATAGCGATACCACCTGCAACACTAACAACACTAGCTGTACCTGCTGCTATAACACTAGAAGCTATAACTTCTGGTGCAGGTATGGGAAACTCACCGAACAGAGGTATATTGAATGTAGCTACAGTTTCTAATGAAGTATTTTCTAAGTTTTTTGGCAGGTTCGTTGGGATCACTTCTTGTTTTATACCTGTTACTTCCTCGTCTTGCTCCTCTTCTTCTGAAGAAGTATTTGCCTTCTCTTCTGCCAAACCCGACTGAACTTGTTCCAGACTCGGTAAAAGAACTGGATCTAAATAAGGTATCTCCGCTATTGGAAAATCAAAAATTGTTTTAGGCGGATTGAGTATATAGTTTGTATCTGGTAGGTTTGGTAAGTATATTTCGTCCATTTATGACAAGAGAAGTTTTAAAAAAATTAGCAACCCCTCTTACTCTGATGGTACTGTTTCTTCTTGTGGGTTTGATGCCATTGTATCTGATGGCTGCTCTGCTTCGTTCTTCTGTTGCTCCTCCGCAATCTGACGTTCGACCTCCATCATTGCACCAGTAAACTGGTTGTAAGAAACAGACAGTTGATTTCTTTCAAGGCTTAACTGTGTAAGCCTTTGTTGAAGTTCTTCGATTTTAGTCATAATTTAGTAAAGCTTTTTACCATCAGTGATTGCTTTATCTATATCTGTGAATGATTCAGATGTCCAGATAGAAGTTGTTTCATCAAGTTTTTTATAGCCCTTGATAATTTCAAGATGCTCTACATTACGTTTGATCTTGTCTTTGTATTCATCATCAGTTTCATCTGATGTCTTGGCAGTGTTGATGACAGTTACGCTATCACCAGCAGCAGAGAAGATTGCTGCGATTTCATCTGCGGTTCTTTCTTCCATAATTAGAAATAGATTTGTTTACAGTTTACCCTGCTTCGAGGGCTGTGACTTTTGCTGATAGTTCTTTGATTGCATTTATTAAATACCAAGTTAAATTATCCGAATCTACAGTTTTGATACCTGTTGACTGAGTTGTAACACAATCTGGTAATATTTTTTCCAGTTCTTGTGCTATTACTCCTAGTTGTAAACCCTCTTTTTCTATAACTGCTGATTCAATAACATCTGTTAATTCTGCATTATCCTCAATAATTTCTTCTTTTGTTTTATATTCAAAATTACGAATTTGTATTTGATTAAGAATATTTAATCCAGAGTTATTATCAACTATGTTTTTCTTTATTCTTTCATCAGATGTAGTTGTCCAAGCAGTGCCATTTGCTCCATTGTAAGCACCTAATGAACCTCCAATGAAAGCAGTGCTATTACCTTTACCTGTAAGTGAAGTTCCAATAACAATCTGACTATCCCCAGTCGCAGAACTAGGATCAGCCCCAGAACCTATAATAATATTGTTAGGTCCTGTGGTTATGACATCCCCTGCTTCCCTTCCTATGGCAGTGTTATTATCAGCTGTAGTATTTGCACCTAAAGCTCCAAAGCCTATACCAGTATTATTTTGCCCTGTAGTGTTTGCATCTAAAGCTGTATCTCCTACAGCAACATGAGCAGCCCCAGTAGTGTTAGCTCCTAAAGCAGCTCTTCCTACAGCTACGTTTGAACCTCCAGTTGTGTTTTGTTTTAATGCGTCAGCACCTACAGCAGTATTATTATCAGCAGTAGTATTTGACCCTAATGCGTCAAGACCAACAGCCGTATTTGTACCACCCGAAGTATTCGCATCTAATGATCTTGCCCCAAAAGCAGTATTTTCGGAACCTGTGTTTACTCCTAAAGCATCTTTACCAGCAGCAGTATTCCTATTTCCAGTTTGATTAGCATCTAAAGCATTGGCACCAACCGCAGTGTTATCTGCTCCAGTTGTGTTTTGATCTAAAGCAGAGTTACCAACAGCAGTGTTAGATGAGGCCGTTGTGTTATTTTGCAGAGCATTTACTCCAATTGCTGTATTAGCACTTCCAGTAGTGTTGTCTAGCAAAGCTTTTCTTCCAACAGCTACTTGATCTGCTCCAGTTGTGTTTGATTTTAACGCTTCATAACCGAAAGCAGAATTATTGCTGGCAGTAGTATTATTTTGTAAAGCAGCACGACCAAAACTAGCATTTGCAGTACCAGTTGTGTTTTCTCTTAAAGCACTAACACCAAAAGCTGAATTATCATTTGCTGTTGTGTTTGCCGTTAAACAATTATAACCAACGGCTATATTAAAGTCTCCTGTAGTATTAGCATCTAAGGCTAAAGATCCGACAGCTACGTTTGATGCTCCAGTTGTGTTTAATAATAAAGCTCTTGAACCAACAGCAGTATTGTTATCGGCTGTAGTGTTTGCACCTAATGCACCAAAACCTAATGCAGTATTTGCATCTCCTGTTGTACTTGCGTCTAAACTAAATGATCCAAAAGCTGAGTTTTCTGTTCCTGTAGTATTTTGTTCTAAAGCTTCAGCACCAAATGCAACATTATTACTTGCTGTAGTGTTATTTAATAAAGCGTTCATACCAAAGGCAGTATTCTTAGCTCCAGTTGTGTTTGCTCCTAAAGCTCCAAACCCGACTCCTGTGTTATTTGAGGCTGTTGTATTAGCATCTAAGGCATTAGCTCCAACAGCTACGTTTGATGCTCCAGTTGTGTTTGCAAATAAAGCAGTAGCACCGATAGCTGTGTTGTTATTTGCCGTTGTGTTGTTTCTTAACGCATTTCTACCCACTCCTACGTTGTTCTGCCCAGTTGAGTTGCCTATCATCGCTTCTCCACCAACAGCAGTATTATTTTCAGCCGTTGTATTTGATTGCAAAGCATTTAAACCTATTGCTATATTTGAATCTCCAGTTGTGCTATTAGTTAATGCACCAGAACCCACAGCAACATTATTCTGTCCAGATGTATTAGTAGTTAAAGTATTTTTACCAATAGCAGTATTATTTCCGCCAGAAACAGAAGCATCTAAGGCACTTTCTCCAAGAACAGTGTTACCAGCAACAGAGTTTGCTCCTTTACCTATATTTACTGAATTTATAGTTCCATCTAAAGGAAAAGCAGGTGCACCTGCAAGACTGAATAAATTTATATGAGCATTATTTGATGTATTTCTTAGCTGCATAATACTTGTTGAAGTATTAGCAAAAAATTGGCTAGCAAAATTTGTTGAGGGTGCAGACGATCCAGAGCTATTTGTTGCTAAAGCCTGTAACGCACTATTGATGTCTGCTCTCACGTTCGCTCCCGTAGAATTATCTACGGTCATATCATTTTGACTCATTTTCTAATCCAAAATTTTCTCTAAGTATATCCTAAACCAACACTAACTACCACGTCCGAAACCTACCGCAGTATAACTAAATGTTTTATCCTGTACCGCATTTCCAGCATTAGTAAATTTTATTGTAAAACCACTTCCTGATATGTTAGTTAATTCAAATTTATCAGTGCCACCTAGATCATTCGCAGTAATACCAATACTAGGAAGTTGTGAGCCTGCTGCAACATCAGTACCACTAGCTCCTGTAAAAAACGCATGGTCAAAAGTAATTGCAAGCCCAGAAGATGATGTGCCAGAACTCAAATTACTTTTCTGTTCAGTTCTTCTGTCAAGTTCTGCTGTATATCCTAATTGATCTATCTCAATACTTTGAGCAGGGTCATCACTATCCATTTCACATCTAAACTTGAATCCTCTTCCTATATGAGTTCCATTAGCAAAAGTATTAAATGTCTTGCCTGTAAAATCACTATCCTGATAACTAGAGCCATTTGAAGGTGCTGCAGATGTCACTGCTACTAACAGTTTTGCGTTGACATCAAATGCAGTTGCTTGGTCAAAATCAGTCCAAGTATCTATATTTGCTGTTCTTTTATCAACTAAATCGTTAGGATAAAAACCTTGAGTTACAAAATGTCGTGTAAGTCTTAAGGGGTGAACAGAACCTAAATCTAAAATATTTGCAAAATCATAAGTGCCACCAGTAATATCAACAGCCCCTAAGAAATCAAAATCAGCAATAGCATCGAAATCCGTAACATCATCTAAAGTTTCTAACGAACCAAGAACAAGACCATTTACATCATTAGAAAAGAAACAATCTACTTTTGTACCGCTAAAAGGAGGTGAATCTGTATCCTCTCTATCTGTAAAAGCAAGTAATTTTGGAAGAGGATCTGGATTTATAACAACAACAGATGTTTCTCCACTGCTTAAACGTCCACCATCATCTTTAAATTTTAATATGTATTCTCCGTCAATTGCTGGCACAAGTGTTTCAGATACGTTGCCAGATAGGGCTGGTAATATATCAACAGAATTAGTAAAAGTACCAGTGCCATCTGTAAGGTTAGAATGTCTGACTACCACATTCCCCCCATGCACCACATCTACAGAGGTAGATTGATTGAAACGTAGTCGTAGCAACTGATCTGATACTGGTTCTACAAGTAAACCTGTTACATCTTCTGGCACAGCAGTTTTACCTACAGCTTTAAAATCATCAATTGATGCTGCTGTGGTGCTTAATATACCCAATGCATTATATGACTGCACTTTAAATTTATAAGTTCCTAACCTAGATTCAAAAAGTTCAAAGTCTGGTCTTGATACTCTAAAAACTTCAACACTATCATTCTCAAATTGTGATTCAACTCTGTATTCTTTAACTCCTTGTATAGGTTGCCATGAAACAAATATTTTAGAAACAGCACGATTATTTAAAACAACAATCTGCTCTATTGCCGATAATCCTGATGGTGGTGGTTTTACATCTAATAATGTTGTTACATTACGAGGTTGTGCAGGGATAGTTGCATCTTCAACCTGAGCATATTTATTTACATCATGTATTATTGCTGAGACTGTATATTCAGTCTCACTTGATTCCTCAATAGAAATTACTCTATATGTTTGAAATTCTACTGATGTATTTTCTATAGCCCAGACACTATTAGCTTGTGGAACTGCTGAAAATGCAGATGACACAGTAATTGTTTTATCAGATATAGTACTTATTGATCTAGTTTCCATAGTGCCGTCAGGTAAAACAACAGAAAGAGTTGCAGCATTTTCTGTAGTCAAATCAGTATTATTTCCATCATCAACAATAATCTGAGTTGTAGATACACCTGTATTTATACGGCCACCTCTACGAACACCAGCCCTTAAACTATCTGCAATTCCAATTATCATTGAAGGTCTAACAATAACACCAGCTTCTAATGTTGTTGTAAAGCTACATACTTCTGTTTCTCTTAAATTTGTATATAAGAACCAACGACCTAACCTGTTCGCTTGTCCTCTTGACGTACAAGCAAAAGCTTTAATTGTTTTTCTAGTCTTACCATATTTTGAAGGAAAAGACGATAAAGCAGTTACATCACTAGCTGTTACTAATTCATAATCAATTTTTTGCGTATCATTATCAAAGTAAGCTACTTCCACCTCTGTGAATTTAGTTCTCTGACCTGTTCCAGTATATGTAAATCCACTTTCAGTAACATTTGCATTTGTAAATAGATATTCTGCATCAGAAGTATTTGTGTCTGTATTTGTTGGTCTATCTTGTCCTATTTGTAACGTGCCAACACTATAAAAAGGCATAGCGTTCATAACAGAACATAAATCATTTATTACTGTATAAGCATCATTTTTTTGATTTAAAATTACATTACAGCTAAATCTTGGTTCTGTTGTTCCTGTAATTGGATCTGTAATTATTTCACTTGCATATTTTGATGCTTGAAAGAAAGAAAAAACATCCAATGAATCTTCAGATACGACACCATCAGGACCACCAAAACCTTTATCTGTTGTTAATAGGTCATATAAAATCCAAGCTGGATCTGCACTCCACTCTTTGTCAGTTTTAAACGTACCATTAAAAGTTCCTGTATAAGAAATAGCTCCATTATCCACATCTACAGTTCCGTTATGAGGAATTTTAATTTTTGTACCCTTAACCCTATACATTCTTTTAGGAAAGGATTGAAAAGATTGTGCATTAAATCTTAGTGCTACATAAGCAAAACCTTGATATGACTGTGATTCCGTAATTATTGTTGTGAATGATAAAAAATTAGTTGCATTTGCCAAAGTAGATACAGTGCTATCATCTGTATTTCTTATCACTGTCACAGTTAAAGGAAATTGTAGATTTGAACTTTCTAAATCAATCTCATAATCTTTTACAAAAGGACTTGTAGCTTTACCATTAATAGAATTTTCTACAACAGGATTATGTACAGTTCCATCATTTTCTGTTATTCGTATTGATATTTTTACTTCCGTACCAGTTATATCGCCATCAGATTGAAAATTTTGTAAAGCTGGAATCTGTATAGATACTCTTATAATTTTTATTAATTCATTACCATCTGTATCTTGAACACCTGTAATTGATCTTGAAACAGATGCACTTTTTGTTACTGGAACACCAACAGGAATTGTATTTTCTATTCGATCAGGACCAAACGTATCAAATGTACTTAAAGGTTGTTGGTCATCAGTTCCATTTCTAAAAAAAACTTCTACATCTTCAAAATTTAAATCTCCATTAGCATTTACCAAGGGTGTATTATCTAAAAAAATATCTTTTCCAATATTCAAAGAATCTGTTGTAGATGGTAATGTATTTGTTGGACTTCTAAATCCCTCTATAGGACCGTATCCTAACAAATCTATCACTGTAGCAAATTGTTTGCTTCTTAGACCACCTTCTATTAAATCAGGATCTAATGCTCTGCTATCAGGTCTTCTTCCAAATAATTCATCATCAACTAATCTAGGCATAATAAATTAATTTGGATTTCTTTCTGTAATTTTAACAGTGTTGTCTGCTGAATTTCCATAACTTTGACTGTTCCACTGTCCTAGAGAAGTTTCAAAAGTATTTGTGGTAACATTTTCAACACCAAATCTTGCTCCAACATCTACATTTGAACCAGCTAAAGGTCCTGTAAGAAAATCTAAACGAATACTTTCACCATTAGATAAACCATGATTATTTATAAATACAGTCACTCTATTACCAGATTGTCCGTAAGTACCTTCATCAGTTATAAGTGACACTAACTGGACAGTATCAACTCCTGCACTGATCAAAATTGATCCACTAAATACATAACCATATAAAATTGGGACTGGCACACCGCTAGTGCTAACATTTTGTATGCCAGAAAAATTATATGATCCCCTTATATTTGGATCTGTATCACCAACAGAACTTTGATTTTGTGTTGGTCTATTATTACTTAATAATTCAGTAGCAAGAGTTAAACCAACTGTTAACAACAAATTACCTAAACCACCAGTTGTAAAAGCTAAGACAAAAGGTAAGGCATTTGAAACTACAAAATTAAAAGCATCACCAATAAAATCAAATACAAAATCACTTCCAACTGCAACTGGTATTATTTGTATTTCACCTTGACCTTTTAATGATAATAAATCTTGAGTTATTACATTTCCATTCATTTTTACTTTATAAAAATTACTTCTCATATGACTTTCAAAACCAGCAAAATTTGCCTTTAAAAAATTAAAAGCCTGTTCTGGTGAACTAACAGCAGCTTCAAAAGTTGACTGACCTAAAAATTTTCTTAATTTTCCATATACTTTTATTTTTTTAAGCTGCATATCTATAAACACCTTTAAGTGCTTTTTGGTATTTTAAACCATAAAATTCTCTACAACTTAAACGATAATAAGAATGGTTTAAAATCATCATATCTCCAATATAAACAGCAACGTGTGATGGTTTTTTTAAAGCACCACTAAACAGTAATACATCACCTTTTTGTATATCGTCATTATTGTCTTGTTTTTTGAAGTTAGACTCTGTTAATACTTTTTCAAAATATGGATTATCTGCAAATTCTTTTAATGTTTTTGGTCTGGGCCAGTATTTTATATTAATATTTTTTGTTTCTTTAAACCAATCTGTTACTACAGACCAACAATCATATTTTCCCCATATAAACTTACGTCCAATTAAAGAAGGATTTTTCCAATCTTTTGGTTGTAAAGTTATCCAATTATCAGTTTTTAAACTGTAAATATAATAAGGAAATCCAATATGCTCACAAGAAGCTTTATCTGCTTCTGAAGCAATCGCTGGCCCTTGAGGGTGACTATGAATAACTCCTAATATTTCTCCTGTATCTTCACATTCAGCCCAATCTTCTGGATCTAACATAAAAAATTCATGGGTTGTTTCTGCTAAATTTTTACAAGGCCAGAAGGTTTCTTTGCCATTAATTATTGCTAATAAACCACAAGCTTCTTTTGGTGCTTGTTCTTTTGCATATTTAACAGCTTTAGTTTTCCAGCTCATAACTAACCATTTACAAAAGTACCAACACCAATAAAATCTTGTCTGGTAACAAGTTTTTTAGGCGCACCAATACCAGCTAAATCAAAAGAACTTATTAATTCAAATTGTACTATATCTCTATTTTCTGTCACTTTTCTTTCAATAAAATAAATTTCTTTTGGCATTTCTGCTGTGGGATCTACAGAACCGACTTTATATGGATTAATATTTGATGGAAAATTTTTTTCATCTAAAAATCTAGCTAATGTACGTCTACGAATAACTTTTGCACCTGACAGATCAGAAAAAGGTGTTGTTTGATTTACTAATAAAAGTATGGTGGTAATTGTTCCAAGCAGATTAGAAAAAGTTAAAGTAGGTCTTGGAAGCTTACCTTCCCCAGAATATTTAAAACCTTTTGCCTCACAAGGCATCCTAGTATATGTATTAGATTGCCATACAATATCTTGACTATTTTTCATGTTGTTTCCAGCATGAAAAAGGTAAACAGTGGGTTCTGTAATTGTGGAATTTACATTAAAAGAAACATTACCACTTGTAGATTGTGAAGCTGTTGCTGTAACTGTAAATGTATTTGCATCTGCAACTGTCTGAATGGTATAAATTCCATCTGTGGCAATACCAGATGTAAAATCAAGAGTTAATATCAAACCAGTTGAGAACCCATGACTGTTTAAAGTGATCGTTATGGTAGTGCCACTTTGAGAATATGTAGCTGTCTTTGCAACCTTTGTATAATGAACATCAGCTTTTAATTCAACAGAAAATAATTCAATGATTGATTTATTTGTAAGCTCTTGTAACTCAGGTACAGGATTAGCCATTTATGGTTCAAATACCTCTCTGAATGTTGTTGTAATAACGGCTCTGTTATTATATGGAATTTGTTTAGACCAAGAATCACAAACAAACTTGCCTTCACCAGAAAGAGTAATTGAGACATTACCAGAATCAGTTGCACTATTACTGGTACTTACTGTAAATACATTATCGTTAGTGACAGATGCAACAGAGAAAGAACCATCAGTAGGAGATCCACTTGCAGTTGATGTGTAATCAATAGTTAAAACATCACCTATTGCAACTCCATGATTATTAATAGTTATTGTTGCTGTTGTAGTTGATTGAGTATATGTGCCTGTTTTTGTAAACCCTTCGGCTGGTGGTGTAAAAGTAAAACTTGCTTGGTCATTTACCCTGCTCCTCAAAAAGCCTTCTATAACATCTGCTTCGGTCTCAGACACATTAAAAGTAAGATCATATACTTTTGGATCTTGAGAAAATGGTAAGCCGTATAAAGCTCTAAATTCATACCCATCACCAAGTCTTGAAACTTTAACTTTTGGTGTGCTTGTTTTTCTCATTCCGTAGGTCGGAGAGATATTTGGAAAAGTTGCCATTATCTATTTAATAACCCCCCTGCTCTTTGTTCTTGAACTATTGTTGTTTGTACCACAGAAGCTATGAGTTGTCCAAGTGCTTGTCCTTCTGTTTGGCTACCTGATACAGAAGATCCAGACGCATCAACGGAAACATTCACGATGTTAGTTGTACCTCCTCCAAGTTGATTATTAGGAATAATTGTACCAGCAACTTTTGGAACAAATAATTCTGGCCCTCTTTCACCTACAACTGATGCTTTTCCTACTGGTGGCCTTCCACCATCAGCAAAGAGACCTCCAAGAATACCACCAAGAAATCCTCCAAGCCCTTTTCCTCCATCTTTCCCTTTACCAAAGTTCTCTCCAAATTGACCTAAAAGCTTGTCTATTTGAGCATCAAGTATTTTGTCTCTAATGCGGTTCAATACATTTGTCATTGCTTCACCAAATGATTTAGCTCCAGTAATAGCGTCCCGAAGATTATTCTTAATACTTGATTCAATTTCCTCACCCACAGCAGCCATTGTCTCTTTAAGTTTTTTTGCAGCCTCTTGTTTCTTTTCAATAAGCAATTTACCTTCTTTTAACTTTTTATTGATTTCTAAATTATTTAATAATTCCTCTAACTGCTCACCTTTAAAACTTTTTTGTAATTCTATTTTTTCTAATTCAAATTCTTTTTGAATTTTTGCTTCTGCTGTTAATTCTTTTGATATTTCGTTCCTTTTACTAAGATTTTTGTTTGATTCTTCTAAATTTTTCTTTATTTTTTCAAATTCAATAGAAAGTTCCCTTGCTTCGGCTTTTTCTAATGCTTCCTCTAAAAGACCTAGTTTATTATTTGCAGCTTCAATATCTTTTACCAACCCTTTTGCTTCTGCTGATCTTCCATCAGTTTCAAGAGTTTTAAGTAACACCCTGACGCTTTCAATGGCTGCTTTTGTATCATTGATTCTTGCCGTTATATCTGCAACACTACCTTTTTCCAATAAATCATTAAACTCTTGTTGAATATTTTTTGTTTTCATTAAACTTGCGGCAAGCATACCAAGAGCAATAACAACTAAACCTATACCAGTTTTTGCAAGTGCCACTTTAAAAGTATTTGCTGCGATTGCCGCAGTAGCAAAGCCAGCAGATGTAGCCGCTAATGTTGCCTTTGTTCCAACTAAAATTCCTGTAAATATTTTAAATCCAGCAGCTAATCCAATAATATTTACTTTGAGAGCTATCATTTGAGGAATAACAAATGCCGCAGCCACAGATAAAGCCTTAATCGCTAAAACAGCACCTGTAATAATTAAGGCAACTTGCCCTTCTTCACTATCAACAAAATTGGTAAAGCCCTCCACTAATTTGGCTAATGCCACTGCTCCGTCTGCCAAAGCAGGGGTAAGTTTTGACCCAATGGTAAGCTGTAATTCTAATAATTCATTATTTAATTTTTTAAATTTTTCTGCGGGTGATTCGTCAATAATTTCACTTATTTGTTTTCCTAAACCCTCAGCAGATTTTGATAAGGCTCTAATAATAATGTCAGATTTAAGTAAGCCTTTTGATGCAAAATCTTTCAATTTACCAGACGCTATTCCTGTCTCATCAGAAATAGCTTTTAATAGCTGTGGCACTTGTTCTGCAATACTTCTAAATTCATCCCCTTGCAACTGTCCAGAACCTAAACCCTGAGCCAACTGTGTAAACGCTGCACTTGCTTCTGTTGCATTTAATCCAGCCACTTTTGCAATGCTATTAAAACCTATAAAAGTAGTTTCAATATCTTTTAAAGAAACGCCCAAAGGTCTTAATCTTGCGAAAATATCAGTTATTCCTTGAGTCGCTTCTACAATAGATAAATTAAATTGATCCTGTGCTTTTGTAACAAGTTTTTGAACTTGTGCAAACTCTCCAAATTCTGAAGTGAGAACTCTCATTCTTATTTGTAAAGCTTGAAAATTAGCTGTAGTTTTTACTGTATTTCTTGCAAGTAATCCTATCCCTATTCCAGCAATGGCAGTTTTTAATCCACCAAAAGACTTTTGTAATTGATTTGTTTTGTTATTAACATCCTGTAACGCTTTTGTTGCACCTCTAGCATCAACAGTAAGTTTTACATTTGCTTGAGCCACAAATAAAAAAAGCCTTTATTATATATTACCTTGAATTGCGTTTTTGTCGTTGCAAAGCTTTTTTTTCTTCGTCAGCTTTTATTTCATAATATCCAGCCCAATAGATAAGCTCTGCCTCAGTCATGTTGAGTCTCAGTTCTTGAACTGTTTTGCCGAGTTCTGTTGCTAGGAAAAACTCAAATCTAAGCCAAGCATCCCCGCTTATTCTTTTTTTGCTGTATTAATATCTAGTTCAATATCATTCAAGAAAAGTTCTAAATCATTTAAAACTTTTTCTGGTAATTGTCTTTGAAGAATAGGGGCATCTGACATATCAAAAGCTAAAGTTCCATCCTCTTTCTCTGCCATCTGACAAAGAAGTTGGGTTGATATAACTAAAGCATCAGCATTAGCACCCGCTAGTTGTTGTGCTTTGACTCTTGCATATCTGGTAATAGGTTTAAAGTACAAAGTCATTATGACTTCATCTTTAGAGTTTTTAACGTCAAATTTTCTTCTTGTGACCATTTCATCTTGAAATGCTCCAAGTAATATGTCTGCTGATCTTTGAGTTGCCATAAATTAATTAGATAGCTGATGTAATAGTGCCAGATGGTTTAAATGTAATGCTAATAGTGTTTACATCACCTATTGAAGAAGATTGATCAAAGCTCGTAATAAGACCAGAAAAGCTTATTTTTTTTGTTCCACTTGCACTATCTGGGAAAAGTTCAAAAGCTGCTGTTCCTAAATCACCAGTAGTTAATATTCCATCAACAAAAGTTGCTGTTTCGCCTGATGCCGCAGCGTCATATACTAACTCAGCAGAACCCTCTCCCTCGATAAGTCCACCAACAAAAGATTTGAAAGTGTCACCTTGAACAGTCGTTTCTTGTGTATCTTTGGTAATAGACATAGACCAAGATCTTGTACCTAATACAGGGTTTACAGAAGAACCACCGTCATCAAATTTGACCTGTCCAACATCACCTTTTACAGCAGCCATAACAATTTAAAGAAAGATTTATAAATATATTAACCTTTTTCAGCTTTTTTTACATCTTTTTTTGCAACTATCTGTTCTTGGTAATATCTACGACATTGTGGATCCCAATATTTAGCATCTCTTCTACCTTTTACAGCTTCAATAGCGTCAAGCATCTGTTCAGTAAATTCCATCTTTACAAGTCCTCATAAATATTAAAAGTGATTCTAATTTGTGTCTGAAACTTTCCTTCTGGACTTGATGTAAATATCTCAGGGCCAACAGGTGCATCAAAAATAACATTAGAAACAGTCACCCTATTGTATAAGTCTCTTATCCGTTTGCAAATTGTAAAGTTAGAGCCAGCCCCAAGACCTTCTTCTGTAAATACATTTATTAAAATTAGACCAACAATATTATTAAAAGCATTACTTGTATCTCCTTGAGTAAGGTATTCATTTGCTCCAAAGCTGGTAACGCATTGAACAAAGGTGTCTTCTGTAGTGCTATCAAATGCCATGTTGTTAAATACAACAGGAATTGCAGGGCTTGAGGCTAGTTCTGTGGCTAGTCTTGCTTCAATAGTGGATCTAACTGTGTTTAAATCTGTTGCAGCCATCAAATACTCCTTTTAATCTTTTCATATTCTTTTCTTGCATATTGTTCAAGCTCTTTTCCAATAAGCTCTGGAAATCCAGCAACAGTTTTTTGCCTTGTCCTATATGACCCTCCCCAAGATGGTGGAAGGTTTACACCAAAACAAACTGGCTCTGCATATACAACATTATTTATTACTGTGCCTTCTAATGGCTTTATATCTGTCTGCCAAGCTGCTCTTAATCTTCCTGTATCAACTGGAGTTGCAACCTTGACTCTTGCAGTCCATTCCAAAGTTGTTGCAGCAACTAAATCTTCCACCGCCTCCCTCATTACATCATCTATTTGATCTAACCTAATTTTTCTTGTCATCTTTACCTCAAGATAAGATCAAAGCTTACAGCAGTATTATTTTGTTCATTCGTTATAACTTGAATAATTTTAAATTCTACGCTACTAATGACAACTCTATCTTTTGTAGTAGGTGCAAATGTAAGATCACCAGCAGATATAGTAAGCCTTTTATCCTGTGATTCAATCAAATCATTTACCTCATTGCGAGCGACATTACTTACAGCACCTTTGATAGTTGTATCAGATGTGCTTTCAGTGATTGCTCCTGTTGTGGTGTTATAACTTCCAGCAGTTACTTGCCTTATAGTAACATCACCGCCAAGCTTTTTCAGTGAAGCACTAGCCGCCTTTTTCAGTGCATTAGCAAGACTCATAATCTATATGCAATAACTTGTCCACTTGCAAGAGTGATACTTGTAATAACACCGCAAACCTCAGTTGAGGCTTTCATTTCAATACCATTAATAGTTGCAGATCCATTCTCTGTAATATTCTCAGCCACAAAAGTAGCTTCTGAATCTTTTAAAGCGTGAACCTTACCAAATCTGCCTGTATGTGTTGCAGTATTAGTGATGATTATTGCTGCTGGGTAGTCGTAGCCGTACATTTAAGACCTCTTGATTGATAAGTTTGCTCTTCCGCCTATTCTAATGCCCATTAGATAGTGGTCAACGATTGGCGGAATCCTATCTATGCCCACAGCCCCAAAGAATCTAGGGGTTACGTTTATACCTCCAACACTTACAGCCGCGAAATCTTCCAACCCACTAAGCTCTAAACCATTTCTATTATTATTTAAATAAACCGCCAAAACCACTTGAGCCTTTTTTACTCTTTCTGGAATCTCAGTATCGGTGTAATAATCAGCAACTAATCTATTTGGAAAACTTAAGCCATAAAGGTTTGTGTATGTGTCAGGTTTTCTTACTCCTGATCTAGGCCATTCCAAAGCCTGTGTATCGCTTACTCTTGCCCCTAAAAATTTTTCTCTATCTATTCTCTGGGCTGCGGTAAAAAGTGCGCGGTTTTTATTATCAGTAGTTGAATTATCCCAAGCGGCATTATCATCACTTAGAACAAAACCTTCAATGATAGCGTTTGCATCATCAAGGGTTATATAAGTATTGGCACTTGCACCGCCAACAGTAGCATCAAGAGTTATCGCCATTTATTTGTTTTGGTTTTGGCTTACGTTTTGGTTTTGGCTTTTCAAGAGTTTGAGCTAGTGAAGCTGCTTTTTCAGCAGCCTCATTTTGCTCTCTCATACGCCTAAATGCGTACATTGCCATTAGCTTGATGCACCTTTTAATGCAACGAAGTTAATAACAATAGCTTCACTTAATGATCCACCAGAAACATTAGAAACTGTTAC